TGAGTTACCTGATAATATTAGAAACGTTGTCGCGCAAGCTTCACCGGAGAGATTTGCTGCAAGAGATTTAGATTTAAGTTGTCTGAAAGGTACGCCATATACACTAACCGCAGCAGGATACATTTACGATACAAGTAAACCTGGTTTCGTTAATAAGATTATGACATATCTCTTTGAAGGTCGTAAAGCAGCTAAGAAATTAATGCTGAAGGCTCAAAAAGAATATAACGAGATTGCTGATAAGTTAGATACACCAGAAATGGTTGAAAAGTATAAAGCATTAAAGCTTGAAGCGATCATACAGAATAACATTCAGATGGCCCTTAAAATCCTTCTAAACAGCTTCTTCGGTGCATACGGTAATAGTAACTTTAGATACTATAACTTAGCTCATGCGAAATCAATTACATTAAATGGACAAGCTGTTGTTCAACATGTCCGAGATGAGTTGGATAAATGGTTTAAAGCTACATTTGGGATCAAACAATCTTGTGCAGTCTATTGCGATACTGATTCCGTTGTTGGTAGTACTTTGGTTTATTATAACGGAAACAAGATTAAAATTGAAGATCTATACAACCAGCTTGAAGGTGTTATAGAGGTTAGGGGTAATAATGATTATATTAAACATGTCGTAGGTTCACCAACAACAAAGACCCTTAAAGGTGATAAGGTGGTAGATAAAAAAATCAACTACATTATGAAGCATAAAGTTAAAAAGAAAATATATCGTTGCTATGTTGCTGATTTGTTTGTTGATGTAACAGAAGATCATAGTGTCATGGTTCTCAGAGACGGTTGTGTTAGTGTTGCTAAACCCGACGAAATTCTGGACAGCGACATGTTTATTATGAATGTTGGTGATGGTGGTGTTGAATTTCTAAATGGGGATTGGGAATGTCTTGGTGAACTAGAGCTTGATGTATATGACCTAGAGGTAGACGAAACCCACACATTCTTTGCAAATGATATTCTTGTTCATAATTCCAATTATTTTACTTTAGACCCTATCCTTAAAAAGATTGGTATTGATCCAGTAAAAGACTTTGATAAAGCAGAAGAAATTATGCTGAAGTTTGCTGATGGGACGATACAAGATCAAGTAACTCGCATCTGTGAAGAATATGCAGAATGGAGAAACGTCCCAGTAAACCTAATGCATATGGACCGAGAAGCGATTGCTCCTATGGGAGGGTTCTGGACTGGTAAGAAACGTTATGCGTTAGCTGTAACAAACATGGAAGGTGTCTCATATCCAAAGAGCAAACCAAAGTGGAAAGTTATGGGTCTTGAAGCAATCAAAGCTGGCAAATATACCGGGTTCCTACGAGAAGCTCTTGAAGAATTGATAGAGACTATTATTCTATCAAATGAATCAGCCGTACACAGAGATGTTGAAGCAACAAAGAAAAAATTCATGAGTGTAGCAATTCCTGAAATTGCAGCAATGACTAATGTTAACGAAGTTAATAAGTGGATACAAGGTTCTACATTAAAGTCAGGAACTCCTATTGGTGTAAGAGCCGTGTTTACACATAACTCATGGCTCGACAAGATTGGTGATACAGACATCCCACGAATCGAAGAAGGTGAAAAGATCATGTACGTTCCACTGAGACCAAATAACCCAACAGGTAGTCCTGTTATTGGTTTTACTGAATGGTCCGGAGCTTTAACTCAACTTGAACCATATGTCGATAAAATAGCAATGTGGGACAAGAACTTTGTTAAGGCGGCAGAATCACTAACTAGTGCCGTTAATTGGTCTTTAGTTTTTAAGCCTAAATTATTCTAAAGATGTTTACAAGAGCAATATTCTGTGTTAGTATTGCTCTACCATTTAACGTAAAGGAGATATTGTGAAAAATCAAGACAAGATGAATCGTTCTGAAGGTTACCATTTAGCTAAGACTTTGATCATGGAAGCAAAAACTCAAACAGCTCTATATGAAGCAGCTAAAAGAGCAGACAAAATATCTAAAGAATATCACTTGGACTATATACAAATTGAACAGTTAGAAAACATCGGCATGCAATGTTACGAAAAATTAGCACGTGATGGTATTCACTTAATGAAAAATCAAAAAATCAATTGGTAAAATTATGAGCAAATTTGAAATCCTATCAGATGCTGAGCATCTTAGAATTCGTTTTGGGATGTATGGTGGATCCAAAGACGTCCAGAGCGAAGAGCATTATGTTAGCCCAGAGTTTAAAAAATTAGATGTAGCAGCTGGACTTTTAAAGCTTATCAATGAGATTCTAGATAATTCTCTAGATGAATACGTTCGAACAGGTGGTGAATTCGCAAATAAAATTGAAGTAAGCATTGTTGATAATAAAAGGATTGTTGTTCGTGATAATGGTCGCGGAATTCCAATTGATTTAGTCTCAGCACCAGATGGATCTAAAATGTATAGACCTGTGGCTGCATGGGGATCTGCTCGAGCAGGATCAAACTTTGATGACTCTGTACGAGAATCAATTGGTGCCAATGGTATTGGTTCTCACATGGTTTTGGTTATTAGCGAACAGTTCATTGGTGAAACTCATGATGGTTCTCAGAAACTAATTCTAACAGCAAATAATGGTAAGGTTGTTGATGTTGATGTTGGTAAATCAACAAAGCAATTCACCCAAGTGACATTTGTTCCAGATTATAAGTTCTTTGGTTTAACTGAATTAACACCGGATCATATTACAATGATCGAAGAACGCATCAAGTCTCTTTCAATCGGATATCAAGACATTAAGTTCTTTTTAAATGGAACAAGAGTATCAACAAAGATCAAAGACTATTTTCCTGTTACAAAAGAATTCCAAGAAGGAAATGTCTGGTTAGGATTTGGTCAATCAAACGGATCATTCCAAACATTCTCTGTAATCAATGGTCTATCCGTGAAAGCTGGGTCTCATATTGATTATGTTATGTCTAAGGTTACATATGAGCTATCAACGTTGCTTGAGAAAAAGAAGAAAGTAAAAATCTCACCAAGCAAACTAAAGTCGTACATCAAACTCTTTGTTGTAGGTAATAACTTTAAAGCTCTTAAATTCGACTCTCAGACAAAAGAAAGAATCACAAACTCTGCTGCTGAAGTAAAAGACTTCTTAGGAGAAATTGATTGGTCTAAGATTGCTATCCAGTTATTTAAAGATCAGGCTCTTATTGGTGATATCTTAGCTTATACAAAATTCCAAGAAGACCTAGAAGCAAAAAAAGCTCTAAAAGGATTAGAGTCAAAGAAGAAGATTAAAATGTCTCAGAACTTTACACCTTCGGTTGGAGAAATGAAACGACTATATCTTCTTGAAGGTCAAAGTGCAATGGGTGGTCTTCTACCAGCTTTAGGCCGAAAAGGTAACGCATTCTTCGCATTGCGAGGTGTACCTATGAACGTCTGGGAAGTAAGTCATCAAAAAATGTCAGGTAATAAAGAGTTCAGTGAACTATATTCTCTTGTAACAAACAATCCTGATACTGAAATTGTCATTGCCACAGACTCTGATGCTGATGGATTCCATATTAGAGGATTGTTGTATGCATTCTTTTATCGTTATTTTCCTGAACATATTTCTAAAAACATGTTAAAATATATCAATACACCAATTGCAGCAGTTGTTGATAGCAAAGGGATTCCATCTGGTTGGACATATACTTTTTCTGGAATTTCAAGTCTTAAAGGTAAAGTTCAATATAAGAAAGGTCTTGGTTCTTGGAATGATAAAGAACTCAAACATATTGTTGCAAAGGATGGTATTGAGAACATGACACAAACATTTAGTCCCTGTGATAAAGAAATGCTTGATGCGTGGTTTTCAGGGATTAAAGCCAATGAGCGAAAAGAAATGATTCTTAACGCACCGGCTTTCAATATCAATGACCTATAGGAAACATTATGAAGCAAATTGACACTAAAGAATTTTTTGAGACACAATATGTTGGCTTTACAACCTATGACAATATTCGTAAAATTGCGAATGCGGTTGATGGGTTAAAGAATGCTAGTAGAAAGGTTCTACATTATACACTAACAACAAACGTAAAAGACTTTGTTAAAGTATCAAACTTAGGACCACGTATACAAGATGCAACACAATATCTTCATGGCAGTTTAGAAGGGGTTGTTGTTAACGTTGCAGCGGATTATACTGGAGCAAATAATGTTAACTTATTGATTGGTGATGGTAACTTCGGTAAACGATTTGTTCAAGAAGCTTCAGCTTCTCGATACATCTCAGCCAAACTAAACCCTATCATGAGAGAGATTTTTGTCAAAGACGACGATGACATTTTAGAACATCAGGTTTTTGAAGGAGATCCAATTGAGCCTAAGTTCTATGTACCAGTTTTACCATTATTAGCAATTAATGGCTCTGAGGGAATGTCTGTTGGGTTTGCCCAAAAGATTCTACCTAGAAATCCACTAGATATTATTGAATATCTAGTAGGTAATAAAAAGACTCTTGTACCATGGTTTAAGGGATTTAAAGGAACTATTGTTTCTGGTGAGAATGAAAACCAATGGGCCATTAAAGGTGCATTTGAACGTATTTCTAGAACACAACTAATGGTGACAGAATTACCGGTAGGTTATGATTTAAAGGGATATGTTGGTATTCTTGATGGTTTGGTGGAAAAACGAGACATCAAGGAGTATGAAGATTTATCTGATGATGATATCTTTAAATTCCAAATTGCTGTTACCCGTGAGTTCTCAGATTTATCTGATGATGAAATTATGGAGAAGCTGAAGCTCGTTAAGCGAGTCAGTGAGAACTATACAGCAGTAGACATCGACAACAGAGTCAAGACCTTTGACAACATTTATCAAATTATCGACTATTGGACAAACATACGCTTAGAATACAATGATAAACGTAAAGACCGTATCTTATTGGAATTAAACAAACAAAAAGATATCACTGAAGCGAAAGCCAAATTCATTGGTGCTGTTATCAATAATAGAATCACGATCAACAAAAAATCAAAGAGCGATATTGAGACCCAGATTACGGAGTATGATCAAACCCTTGTACCATACATTCCAACCCTAATGGGCATGCCTTTATGGAGTCTAACCGTTGAAAAAATTCAAGAACTTCAAGAAGCATTCAATCAAATCAAAACACAGATCACTCATACAGAAAAACTAACTAACAAAAAAATGATGCAACAAGACATCAAAGACATCACTAAAACAATGGAGAAGCTATGCAAGTAACAATTTACACCAAAGATAACTGCCCACAATGCGACGTTGTTAAAGCAATGATAAAAATCAAAAGTTCAAAGTGTGATCTGTCTTGTATCTCCTTTGAGGAAATGAATAGCAAGAATATTGATAGAATTATGGCACTTGGTATTAGAAGTGCCCCCGCAATCGTCGACAAATCAGGTGAAGTTCTTTCAGTAGATGAATTCCTAATTGAATTGGACAAGTGCTGTGAAAGTAATTGATCTTAAATTCCTATTCAATAATGTCGTAGAGAACATCTACTCTTTTGCGGTATACAACATGAAAGATGATGGGACTATGACATTGGAGGAGCATCTCCGAGTATCATTCTATTGGTCCGAAGAGACATATAGCATTAGATGCTTCATTAGCGAAGACAAAGGAAAGGCTTGGGAGTTCTACAATGCATACCATGCTCCTAGTATAGAGCCAGGAGAAGCCCAGATGAGCCATGGTGAGCTTTTAGATAGTAGCAAATATAGATTTATCAGTTCATGGATTGGTATTCCTATCGAGAACGTAGTGTACTTACTCAATTTCAGTGAAGCTGTACTCTACCCAGAGAGAAAGAAAAATGAAAACATCATACATTAATGGCACCTATAGCTGGAAAACAGCAAAGAAGTTGTTAGAACAATTAAAGAAAGATCAAAAGTCGGGTAGAATCACTGATCTTGATGCAGAATTAGAAGATGATGTGGAATTTGGTCGAGAAGTAAAAATCCAAGCGTCATATAGCATAGTTAAAAAGGAAAAGAAGAATGTCAAACATTAAAGAAGTCAAGTCGTTTATTGTCAACCTATCATGTCGATTGGATAATGGTGTTCCTGTAATCTATAGCAATGGTGACATGATTGAGCCTTCAGCTTACAAAGCGTCGGGTAACATTTACTATCGTGATACGGATGGCCCTTTAAAATCTATCGGTTTTGAAGTTGTTAGTGGTAAAGAGAGTAGCACAGATACATCAATCAACTTTGACTTTGAAATCATTATGCATTGTGATATTGAAAAACAAGTACCAAAATTCGTTAAGCAGTACATTGATGCTGTGGTTAAACCAGTGCTAGCTCAATATTGGTTAGATACAATCAATACGGCAATTCAGGTCAATAATTATGTCGATGAAAATTGGAAAGAAGATTTAGAAGAAAGCAGTATACAAACAGTCTAAAATGTAGTACAATATATTATTGATAAGGAGATCTAACATGAAATTAGAAGACTATCCAATGTATATGGAAATGTCGTTCAGTGTCTCAAAGCGATCTAGGTGTGAAAGAAAGCAGGTTGGATGTTTGATTGTCAAGGACAACAATATCATTTCTTATGGTTGGAATGGTACACCAACAGGAATGGATAATTGTTGCGAAGACGAACATGGCAACACCAAGGCAAATGTTCTACATGCTGAACAAAATGCATTGATGAAATTGGCTAAAACGACAGGTAACTGTGAAGGGGCTAGCATGTTTGTTACTCTTTCACCGTGTTCTNAGCCGGTATCAATGAGGTATTCTATTATGAAGAGTATAGAGACCCTTCAGGTATTGATGCACTGATCAACATGGGCATTTCTGTAACAAAATTAGAAAAGGAACATCATGGAAAAAATAGTCTTAAAGGCTCTTCTGAATAAAAACTATAGTTCATCTGTTCTACACCATATAAAACCAGAATTTTTCGAAACATCAAATCGCTATATCTTTAATGCGCTACATAAAGTTTATCTTGAGCATAACATTATCCCAACAAAGGATGTGCTCAAGTATGAAACAGAGTCGTTAAAAGTCTCTGAGCCTATTGCAAAAGAAATCGAAGAGAACATTAATGAAATGTTCTTAGAGCCAGTTGATGAGAGAGTTATCCCATATCTTGTAGAGAAAACAGAGAAATGGGGTCTCGAGAAGTCAGTATACAATGCTATCCTGGATGGTATTGGTGAAATGGAAAAGAAAGATGGTGCGGACTTTAATAAAGTATACGGGAAGATTAAGGATGCAGTAACATATTCATTCAATGATGATATTGGACTATTGTATCTTGCTGACGCAGATACTCGATTTGAGTCATATCAATTAAAAGAAGAAAAGATCCCGTTTGATCTAGATGCATTAGACGATAACACTGATGGTGGATACGAAAAGGCAACATTGAATATGTTTCTTGCCATATCTGGTGGTGGTAAGTCTATTGGTCTTGTTAATGTTGCTGCGAGAGCAATGATGAGAGGGATGAATGTATTGTTTGTTACTCTTGAAATGGCACCAAAGAAAATCTCAGCTCGTATCGATGCCAATCTATTTGATATACCCATCTGGAAAATTCCAAAGCTAGACAAAGAAACATTTGACACCAAATTAGATTCCATTAGAAAGAAAACAATCGGTGACATCGTAATCAAACAATACCCAACATCAAGTGCGTCAGCTTTAGACTTTAGACATCTTGTAGAAGAGCTTAAACTGAAAAAGGGTTGGAAGCCAGATTTGATTTGTGTAGACTATCTTGGTATCACTGCTCCCGCTAGCTCAGTTGGTAATAGAGGAAACACGTACACCGAATTGAAAGTTGTAGCTGAAGAATTACGAGCGATGGCTGTAGACTATAATGTTCCTGTTTGGTCAGCACACCAGTTCTCTAAAGGGGCTTACGGCAATTCAGATGCTGGAATGAATATGATGGCAGACTCTATGGGTATCGTTCATACCGCTGATTGTATCATTTCTATTTTTCAAAACGAAGAGTTGGAAGAACAAAATGCTGCAATTATGAAGTTCTTGAAAAATCGTTATGGTCCTGTTGGTGTTGCTTGTGTTGTTGGGCTAAACAAAGAGTATATGAAGTTCTATAACATTAAATCAGGATACGATATTTCTCAGTCTTCTAAAGCTGTTCAACATGCAGCTTCCGTTGTTGATGAAACGACAAAAAGCCCAGTAGAAGATGCCTTTATGAAACAATCAAAACCACTTAAAACAGAATCATTTAAATTCGGTGACTCATGAGTGCTTGGATAGATCAAAAGTACATGGACATTGTTAGTAGATATTTGACCTTGTCTAAAAAGGCTGGACCAAATGTTGTGTATGCTAGATGTCCGGTGTGTGGAGATTCTATGAAGAACCAATACAAACGAAGATTTGGTATTACGGTTAAACACGATGGTGCAATCTGTGGTTGTTTTAATTGCAACTATCATGCGCCATTATGGAAGTTCTTAAAGGAATATTATCCTGATATCTACAAAGACTATCAAGTCGAATCGTTTCTGGAAAAAGACCAGGATAAAAAGAAAGATCAAGTGTTCACCGAACCTGTGCGTTCAAAATTATTATTTTCTCCAAAAAGTGAACAGTTAAAAAATGTTAAGCCTGTAACAAGTATACCAGATTGTGTTTCTTATCTAGAACGAAGAGCTATACCAAAGTCTCAATGGAAAAAGTTTATCTATGTAGAAAATTTCAGAGAGTTTTGTGACAAACTAGGATACACCAAAGCATCGGAGCTAGAGGAAGACGCCAGACTTGTTATCGCATTCTTTAAGAATGGTGAGATCATCGGTGTTCAAGGTAGATCAATGATGCCTAATGCAAAAATGCGTTACATTACGATAAGACTATCGGAAGAAACAGTAATGTATACTGAAGGTGTCGACCTATCAAAAGATGTTTTCGTGTTTGAAGGTATCTATGACGCAATGATGGTATCCAACGGTGCAGGGTCTTTAAGCTCCAACTTAGAACGAGTATCAGCAGAGATCCCAAAGGAAATGATGATCTTGTGCTTTGATAATGAACCCAGAAATCCAAACATTGTTTCAGGTATGAAAAGAGGGTTATTGTCTGACTATAGAGTTTTTATTCCAGACAGACAAATGATCTATAAGGACATAAACGAAATGGTGATGCAAGGTGTCTGGACACACCAAGAAGCAGAAGACTACATTAAACAAAACACATACACTAAGACAAAGGGATTGTTGTATCTAACTCAATGGAAGAAGGTTTAGTTTACATTAAAAAGACTACATGATACAATTTATTTTTCAATGAACCGGAGATCACCATGAACATATTCCATTTAGACAATTGCCCAATCAAATCAGCCAAGATGATGACTAATGTTCATGTCATTAAGATGATTCTTGAGTCTGCTCAACTATTATCAACAGCACATCGGATGCTAGATGGTAAAATGCAAATTGGTTTGTCGCCGAAAGGTAGAAAACAAACCCAATGGATACATGATAAATATGATGACGTTCTGTACAAAGCAACACATGTCAATCATCCATCGGCTGTATGGTGTAGACTCACTGTAGGCAACTATAGATGGTTATATGACCATTTCATTGCTCTTTGTAACGAGTACACCAATCGTTATGGCAAAGTTCACGCAACCGAGTCTAAGCTAGCCAGCATTCTAGACATAATCCCACATAATATCCCACATGGTGAACTTACACGGTTCGCTCAGGCGATACCAGAACAATACCGATCGCATGCCCCTGTTCTAGGGTATAGAAAATACTACGCAGCTGAAAAAATCAAAAAAGAAGTTGACTTAGAGCGTTATCAATCAATGTTGGAGGAAACATGATAATTGGACTAGCAGGATATGCTAAAAGTGGAAAGGACACTGCTGCTGATTTCTTAGAAGAAATCACTGGTTTTAGTCGTTTTGCCTATGCAGATAAAACAAAAGAGTTTATTGGTAGAGTCTTTGATATTAGCCTTGATTATTTCTATAAACAAAATATGAAGATGGTTCATCTTAGTTTTGTATTAGATCGAAAGGACTTCTATTCAAAGTTTGTTAAAACATGTGATGAGGTTCTAGGATTGAACGGTAACACGGCAACGTTATTATACGATTCAATGTTGGATGTCTTCTTACAGAACGATGTGATTGTGTCCATGAATGACACAAATTTTTATATTTCTTCTACTTCTAGACAACTGATGCAGCTTATAGGTACAGATGTGTTTAGAAGTTACGACGATGAGTTCTGGATTAAGTTCAGACCATCGGATATAGATCTTATCATATCAGACGTAAGGTTTCACAATGAGGCTCAGGATGTCACCGGTGATGGTATCCTTATTTTAATAGATAGAGACATCGCTAAAGAAGTAAAAATGAATCATGAATCGGAGAATTTAGATATAGGCGACTCTTATATTATTGTTGATAACAACTCAACATTAGAGGAACTTAAAATTAAACTAACTACGATTTTTGAAAATCATAAGGATAAGCATTGATTGATAGAAAATATGAGATATTTTTAGAGTTTACTGATAAGGTAAATGAAATTGCCATATCAAATCTGTTTAAAAATGTTATAATAGATTATATCACCAATATGCATGAGGATTTGGTTAGCACACCTAAAGGATTCTGTGCTATAGATATCAGTTATGCATTAAGTGTAGGTGCTGAAGAGTTTGAGAAGGTTATTAGAATTGACATTAAGACAGAAACAGAATACACGTTTCTGTCTTGGTTGAATTGTTTGTTCAATATCCCAACAACTGGATTTACGCCAGTGTTTGGTATTTCTAGTAAGAAGATGTCAGACGATATTGAATGGATTGTGGAAATGGCATTGATGTACAACGAATTATTTGATTGCAAGTCAAGTGCAGAATTTTTTATCAGATTAATTGAATTAGGAGAAGAAGATGTCGATTTTTGAGATGATTAAATCTATTGCTGAAACACAAGGCAATAATGCTAAAATGGATTTGTTTAAAGAATATCTTGCAGGTCCAAATGGCGAATTACTTAATGAGGTATTTTATGCTGCTTTAAGTTCTGAAATCAGATATTATGTTCGAAAGGTTTCTTTCCCATCTGAATTCAATCAAATCATTTCTTTGTCTGAAGCAATCGAAACGATGTATTCCCAATTAGCAACCCGAAATGTAACAGGAAATGCAGCTGTAGCTCTTGTTGAGAAACTACTAGAGTCTTTGACTCATGATGATGCTAAAGTATTACATATGATTCTTCAAAGTAAACTTGATTGTGGCATTAGTGTAACAAGTGCTAATAAGGCAATGAAAAAGAAAATTCCAACTTTCAGCGTTATGTTATGTGGTAAAAGTACCGAAAAGAATCTGGCTAAAATGCCACAAAGTAATTCTTCAAATACTTTGATTGCTCAATTGAAATCGGATGGTTTACGTGTTATTATTTCAATTGATGACAAAAAGAGTGTTAAGTTTAGAACGCGGAATGGGAATGAAATTGAATTGCCAGATGAAATTTCTTCTCAATTCTCTGAACATACTGGTAAAGTTTTCGATGGTGAGGCCATTGTTGTTGAAGATGGTAAAATTCTACCAAGAAAAACTGGCAATGGTATTATTAATAGTGTTCAACAAGGTGATCTAACATATGTAGACAAAATTCAATTTGTTTTATGGGACGTTGTGCCTTATGATGAATTCTTTATTGATGGTATCTCCAAGGAATCATATGACAATCGTTGGACACAGTTATGTGGCATGAATCTTCCTTCTAATTGTCAATTACAGCAATCGCGATGGGTTTCATCTATTGATGAAGCAAGAGAGTATTATAATGAACTATTAGCTGCAGGTGAAGAAGGTATTATTCTTAAAGACCCTAAAGGAAAATATGAAACTAAACGAGTAAACCACCAATTAAAGTTTAAAGCCGAAAAAGAAGGAGACTTTAAAATTGTTGGTTTTGTTGAAGGGACAGGGAAATATACAGGTAGTCTTGGCGCAATTATTATTGAAACTTCTTGTGGTAAACTAAGAACAAATGTAGGGACTGGGTTATCCGATAAAGATCGATCATGGATTTGGCAACATAAAGAAAAATATCTAGATATGATTTGTGTCGTGTATTACAACGAGATTATTTCATCAAATGGGAAGGATACATATAGCTTGTTTTTACCAGTGTTTGGTGAAGTGAGAACCGATAAAAACGAAGCTAATACATTAAAAGAATTGTCTTAATCTTCGCAAAGAAAGATTACTTTTTGGGTAGGCAATTGTTTCTCTATGGTCTTTATTGGGTTTACTTTGTATATTGCTGTTGGAATGTATAAGTAATTACCTTTAGTAAAACCAAGAGGAATGGTTGTCTTAAAGGTCGTCAGGGAATTTGATTTAATTCCTTCGTATGAGATAGATGAAATTAAAAATGTTTCACCTGTATCTAAATTTTTTAACTTTCTACCTACTCTGATGGTGTCAATTGTTTTTGTGTTGATGAATTCTCGTTGGAAAGAGAACACTCTCTTATCACATACAACCCATTCGGCATGGCCAACAGGTATTGTCATCTGTAAAGGATCTGGTTCAACTACCCAATAAGTAATAAGAGACACCAACCCAATCATACCAAGTAGAATAAACCTAAGAACCCATTTTGATGCTGCTAGGTTGCTATCTATTTCTGATAGACAAAGGTTTGTGCTCATCGTTTAATCTCCTGATGTATAGGAGCAGGTTCTGTTGACACTTTAATAAATTTGTCTACAGTTCCGGATATAATCAACACAATCAACAAACCCATACCAGCACCCATATAGACAAATTGTTTTAATGTGTTTGATATTTCCTTTACAGTGCTCTTTAATTCCATGTTTGATTCTTTGTTTTGCGCACTTTCACGCTTTAACTCGGCAGTTAGGTCTCTTAGCGCCGCTACAGTCTCTAATAATGAATTAATTGCGCGCTGGTGACCACTGTTTAAACCATCCACAACTTCAAGCCTATGGTTTAACATGTCCAATTCGTGATCAAGGTGGGTACGAGTGTCAGCAGAAGATTTTTCTGTGTTTTCTATACGGCCATGTAACCGAGCAACAGAATCCTTCAGATCCTTTAGCTTTTCCTTGTTGTGCTCACAACATGTTGTTTCTAGCATTGCTATTTTATTTTCAAGCTGCGAAATATGCAGTCTTGCTTGTTCAATGGTTTCCATCAAATAACCTTTAAATTCAATTCTTTTTCTATTTAGTAAAAATATCATTTTCTTTTAAATAGAACCGATAGGAGGTTATCAATGGAAATCTATACAATCGCAATTTTGTTACTTATTGCTTCAAGCACGTTATTAATGTTGTTCATTTATTCGTTTACATCGCTGAAAAATAGTGATATAATTGGATGTAATAAATGCATTGGTTGTAAGATATATAAACTTAGAAAAAACAATTCTCTAATTGGAATTTTGTTATCTTTGTTTGGTATATTTCTTGGAACATTTCTATTGATGTAGTGTTGAGGGTTTGATAGTCCTCAGCATATGAGGACTGTTAATGAATATTGAAGAGTTAGCGTTAAAACATTTCCCATACCAGACACCTAATCCTGGTCAACTAGAAGCGATTATCGAAATCGCCACACATATTGTTCATGGTAATAAACATATTATTCTGGATTCTCCTGTTGGTACTGGTAAAAGTGTCATTGCTTATACAGTACACAAGATCCTAGAAGAACATCTAAAATACAAATCAACAATTCTTACTGCAACTAAAGGTCTACAAGACCAATACATAAAAGACTTCAACACAATAGTCAACCTTAAAGGTAAGTCTAATTATATGTGCATTAAGAACTGTGGCCCTTATGGTTCTGCTGGTTGTAGAAAGGCAGTTCATTCTCAGAATTGTAGTGCAGACAAATGTCCATATATTATTCAACGTAAAGCGTGGTCCGCTTGTCCTGGATTGAGATTAACAAACAACGCATTCTTTCTTAAAGCACCAACATCTATAAAGTCTGTTCCTGAATTTAGATCAGATTTGGTTGTTATAGATGAGTGCCACGAAATTGATGATGCTATTATTGACAACTCTGCATTCAAAATTGACGCTGAAGGAATCAAGTTGCTTAGTGAGTTTGACTTGAATCTTGTAACGCTAATCGTTAAGGTCACTCAAACCATAGGCAAAGGTGTTGGTATAGGAAAACCATTCCTTGTAAACGAAGAAATCATTAATACATTTGGTGAGATTGTTGGTCGGTGTGAAAATATTATAGACAGAGAACAAGATAATCAACATTTTCCGTTACCTGTAAAAGAAGTTCTACAGGAACTAATCTCTTCAGCAAATCTCCTGATAAGAACACCAAATGTTACATGGATCGTTACTCACTTTGACAAGAGTGATATTACGTTTAAACCTGTGTATGCATCTGATGTTGCCGATTATGTTATGTTTAGACATGCTGATTACTTTATACACATGTCCGCCACCATATGTGGAGCAAAGGTTTATGCAGACTCTTTAGGTATCAAAGAATTCAAATACGTTAAAGTCGCTCATCCTATCCCCGTATCACAAAGAGAAATAAACATAATTGATGGATTCTATTTGTCAAAATCATTTTCAAACTATGAAAAGTATTATAAACTTGTTAATAGTATTTTAAATCATCACAAAAATGAAAGAGGAATCATCCATTCTGTTTCTTTCACTCTAGCAAAACAGATTCATGATAATCTTAGTCCTGATAATAAGAAGCGAGCTTTGGTTTCTGGCGATTATAAAGAGATTATAGAATTTATGAGAATGACACCTGAAGGAATCATTATTTCTCCAAGTATAGAGAAAGGTTATGACTTTAAAGATGATCTATCCAGATTTCAAATAATTGCTAAAATCCCGTATGGATTTCTAGGAGATCCGCATGTTAAATACAACTCTGAAATATCAAAGGATTGGTATGCTAGAAAGGCAATTCTTAGATTGGTTCAAGCCTCAGGTAGAAGTATTCGTGGTGTAAATGATTGGGCTAACACATACATTATAGATTCTAATGCATTTAGATTATTACAAAATAAACATTTAGTACCAGATTGGTTTTTAGAATCAGTTAAGAAGTAGTTTACTTTTTGTTTAAATTGTGTTAAAATAAAATTTAAATTGTTATAGTAGGATAAACATATATGATGATGGTAAAAGAGCTTGTTATATTAGAACAATTAGAAGATATGTTTTTAGATATTGGATACATGGTTCAGGATTACAAAGACCCAGACCAATTAAAGAAACTTTGGATGGATAATCAAAATGTCCAGGTAACTTTATTAAAGATGCCTAAAGCCCTACAAGACATTCTAAACAATTCAATTGAAACTTTAGATTGGGCCATGATTCTAGAAACCATTAAGAGTAAATCGTATGATGAATAGTCTTTTTAATCCACAAATTATTAAAACAGGAAAGACAAGATACACAACATCAATTATGGTCAATGATGCATGGAAAGATGTTAATGCTGTTAGAATCAAATCAGAGCTAGAGTACGACCCTGACACAAAGAAATTCAAACTAAAACTAAAGGAGATCTATGAGCAAACCGTTTAAATTAGACTATAATGGAACTGAAGTAGTTATTAATGAAATAATTATTTCCGACCCAAAGAAAGATGAAAATGATGAAGAGTATTGTGACATTGAAATAGATTACGCTGTATCTTCAGAAGAAATTTCACACGATGATCCTGATCTAATGGATTTCATTAAGGAAGAAATTCAAAAATTAATTGACTTGGCGATAGAAAATTCACTTGATATACTCAAGCAGAAATAAAAGAATAATAAAAATGCCAAGGATTAGCAGATATGATGTATATTTTAGTAGAAAAACAAGTAAGAGTAAAAGCTGTTTGGTATGAACCGGCTAAAAAATATGCAGTATGGGATTGGCTAACCGGCCAATTTGAAGGACTTCTTGATAAATCTGCTATCAAAGAGCTTCCATAAAAGATTCACTAAATACTTCTTGTAAGGCTTTAATTAAATTAAAACACCACAAGAGGTATTTAGATGAAAAAATCAATTAAACTGGCTCCACCAACTTGGGCAAAAAACGCAGTACCATCAGAACAGGGTTGGAGACACCCTAAAACCAATGAACTATTGGTTGCAGTAAAACTTGACGTTGCTTCTTTAACCAAAAAGACAACTAAACCTAAAAAAGAAACTAAAGAAATCAAAGTAGATCCAGTTGTTATCCCTGAGATTGTTCCTGAAGCTATTCCAGAAGTAGTAGCAGAAGAACAAAAAGGGGAATAAGTCGATGTCTGTAACCCTTGATAATGTCACAATAGATAAGTCAAATTATCTAGATGTTTTGCACTCTGCTTACAATGGTAGTAACATTTCTTCAGACTTAAACAAAATATCAAGGGTTAGGCTTAGATTCCAAAACTGGGAATCTGTTTCTGAAGAACAACAACAAAAAATTATCAATGACGTTAGAATACTATTGAATGTGTTTCATAATAAGACTCTTATTAGATTCTTTTTGTATAACCTATCGGAAGAGTATTGGGATGTTATTGTAAGTTCTTTTAGGTTAGCTGGTTTTGTTGGTACCATTTCTTTAAAAATAGACGATAAAGTAATCAATTTAGGAGCAGAAGGACAATGATTAAAAGGATTGTTGCGACGGCAATACTAACCGGAATTTATAAAATTTTTAGGGATGGGTTTAAAGCTCACCCATATTATAAAGCTGGGATCATCGATTTATCTGGAACCAAAATTGATAAATCTGATATGACACAAGAACAGAGAAAGGTTGTTGGACAATTCAATGAATTCACCTTTAGCTTATTGAAGATTATTACGTCTTATCCTGTAATCAAATATGCATTTATGTCAAGTTTATTGAAGACCATTTTCTTGAAAGAAAGTGCTGAAACATCAGTTAGTCTCGGTAAGGTGGTTGATCATCACTATCTAGAAACTGGAACAATTGTTATCGTGAATGAGGCTCTAAGCGAAGATCCATTTTACAGAGATAGTAACACAATTGTCGTGTTCTGTAATGAAGGTGAATTTGTTATTGATAAATCCGCTATCATTCAAGTCTATCTTGATGAAGAAGGTGAAATCACTAATACAACTGATGGTGTTGATTTGACTCCACATAAAAAGAAGTCTCTAATGAGAAAGGCTCTTATGCGTCGTCAAGAAGAGGTTTGTAAGGATGAATAGTGCCGGCATAGATTATTCTATGTCATCACCTGGCGTTTGTATAGTCGATAATGATATGGTTTATTTGTATGCTCTTTCAAGTTCAACAAAGAAGGGTGTATGTAAACTATGTGGTACTTATTCGTTTGCAGGTGTTACATTGGTTGTTGAACCTTATCCTAGCTACACAAATAACTTTGATAGATTTACCAATCTTAGTAAATGGACTGTTGGTAAACTTACACAACATGGAATCAAATCTGTTAATCTGGAAGGATATGCCTTTGGTGCTAAAGGTCAAGTATTTGACATTGGTGAAAATACGGGCATTCTAAAAAAACATTTACTAGATTCAGGAATAACGGTCAACATCATTAGTCCCAATGAACTCAAGAAAGAATCTACTGGCAAAGGTAATGCCAATAAAGTCTTGATGGTTGAAACTCTTGAGAATAAACTCCAAATAAAATTCCAAGAAATTCTTGGAATCAAGAATTCTACAGATGTATTTGTTGCTGATATTGTTGATGCCTATTGGTTAGCGCACTATACTAGCAAACCATATCTAACACTTTCTCCGAAAATATAGAAAAATCTGTTTACATTTACCATTACATATGTTATAATGTATTTTATCGATTGAATTGAAGAGTACAAGAACATGAGAATGGAAGAAATACCTGCACTACTAATGATGCTTATTGTTATTACTCTAATCGTGATGACTCATTCTTGCAGTAATGATGTTGATGCTAGCACTAAACCAAATCAACAAGCACAATTAATTCAACCTAAACATACAATTGAAACAGCAGATCAAACAATATTTGAGATGACTCCTGCCATAGAGGTAGAAGAACCAATCATTAAGCAAACCTCTCATGTTAAACCACAAATCAAAAAGATCAAATATACTTCACAAAATTACAGACAAGATGTAATTGTTTTAACCGAAGTTCTGTTTCATGAAGCACGTGATGACAATTACGAAAAAGTATTTGCTGTTATCATCAATCGTCTACACCATTCACTATTCCCTAGCACAATTGTTGATGTTGTATACCAACCAAAACAATTCAGCTATATTGATGATGTATCTGCTGCAGAAAGAAAAAGAAGAGAATTAAAAGAGTCTAAGAAATACAATGAAATTCGTTCTTGGGTTAATAAAACTCTTGCATCAGGTCAGTATGTTGATATGACTGATAGTTCTTTGTATTATTATGCACACAAGAAGATGGATCCACCTAATTGGTGGGAAGATAGATATCACACAGTTTCAACAGATAAGCATTCTTTTGCTTCTTGGCATAAAGTCAAACGTTCTTAAAATAGAAGCCCACCAGATCATCATCATGACACTTTAATTTTTATAGATGTATGTTTTATCATAGTATCTAATTAAAGTGTCTCAAAACTCATCTCAGATGAATCCAATACACATTAAACACATATCTTAAACTAAAAGGCATTAAATCAATGGCTCACATCAAAATTGACTTTGAAACACTAGGCAAAGCCCTAGATGGAAAAGTTTCATATGTTGCGTTTACTTCTTTTGAAATAGACAATGAACAAACAATGGAAGAAATCAAAAAGAATATCATTGTCCACAAATTAAACTGGAAACATGAAGAGCAATCCAATTGGAAAATTGATAAAGGTGTTATGGAATTCTGGGCGAAGCTGCACCTGAACTACAACAAGAAATGTTAGGTAATCCAGAAGAAGGATTAAGTATTACAGAATTCTGTCATATTTTTGTTGACTTCTTACGATCATCTGGATTTAAGGCACGAGAAGATATTATTTGGTCAAGAGGAACAAACTTTGACCTAACAATTCTTGATAGAGCAATGGAAGTTGCTGGTATAGCTGATCCATATCCATTCTGGAGAGCAAGAGATACCAGAACATTTTTAGATGCAATGAATGTTGCATTAGACTATAAGAAAAACAATTCTCATTTTATTGGGAATATCCACAATCTAAATCTTAAATATACTGCACATGATGCTAGAGACGATGTGGCTAAAGACATTGTGCAACTCCAATTAACATATCGTCTATTAAAAGGATTAGCAAATGAAGAATCATAAGGTAATTGTAGACTTGTCATCTGTGCTTCATGTAGGACTTCATGGTGTTTTCAGAGGAGAAATGGAGAAATGTCCAGAATCTGGAAAATTGTTCATTCCAGAAAATAAGTTACGTCAAGCTCTTATTGGTTCTATTATGTACTATAAGAACATTAAAGGTAGACCAAGTCAAACTATTATTGCAATTGATCGTGGACCATATTGGCGCAAGAATATCTTTCCACACTATAAAGGATTACGTAGTGCTGCTAGGGTTGAAAGTGACATTGACTGGACAAAGGTATATAGTTCAGTAGACGTCATTATAAGCGAGATTGATACATATCTACCATGGACCTTAATACAGATTCCATCACTTGAAGCAGATGATATTATTGGGTGTTTAGCCCCTAAACTAGCAAATGAAGACGAAGTCCTTATTATTTCGTCTGATAAAGACTTGGTACAATTACAGAAATATAAAAACGTTTCTCAATATAGTCCACAAACAAAGGTTCTAGTTAAACCAACAACCGATCCTGTAACCGACCTCTATATTAAGGTATTAAAGGGTGATGGTGGAGACGGTATTGCTAATATTTTCTCTGATGATGATTTCTATATTAGAAAGAATGCCGGTGAAAAACTAAGACAACCACAAGTAACATCAAAATTGATCACTGAAGCAAAGAAAGCAAATTGGGATCCATATGTTTTCCTGAAGAACGACAAAGACATCGCTAAATTCGAAAGAAATAAATTATTAGTTGACTTTGAACAGATTCCTAGAAACTTAAAGGATCAATGTTGGCAAAACTATGTTGATCAGATTTCAAAGAAACACAATGCTATGCGATTGCAAAGCTATCTGGTTAAAAACAGATTAAAGCACATCCATGATTCATTAAATGAAATTTAACAGTTTACAAACAACAAAAAAATAGTGTATAATGGAGACTATAAATGCCCACCTTTGAATGGAAATGTCTAGACACAGATGCTGTCTTTGAAACTTCCGGATCTTACGAACAAGCAAAATCAAAAGCCCTAGAACAATGCCCAAGTGCAATTAGACATTTTAGCACCCCTACTATGACCGTCTCACAATCAATCGACTCTCTACAAGTTCCTTCTTGGTATAAAGACAGAATCACAAACATGAACAAACAACTTGGTACCAAAGTCAAACCACCAAAATAAAAAGGATTTCTAAATGTTCTTAGAACAATTAATTAAAAAGTTTGAAGATGTTGTTGGTGAAGTTTCTTCTTGTGATAACATCAAACAATATGATGCAAATGTAGCGGGTGTTAAAGTAACATTTTTTGCAAATGGTGACGGTTCGAATATTATCAAAGTTCCAGACTATTCCCCACTAAATGCCATGTATTATTCATGTGTTGTTGGGCTATTATTTGAATACTTTGACATTCTAATCGATGAAGTACATATTGGGAATAAAGTAATCAAACGTCACCAGATCTGGAAGTATTATGAAAAGATGTGCGATCGAATCAATTATATCGATGCCAAAAACCAGGTAGACAAAATCTACTTTGATAGACATATTTCTAAAGGTGAAAGCATCTGGGATAATTTAATCGAATATGCAGAAAATAATCCAAACATCGATCATGAAGACTTAGCAGAACAAATGTCAGATACACTGAAAGAAAAACTTCAAGCAGAATTATCAGAGATGCACTTAATCAAAGGAGTCTCTCCAACTAAAAAGCTGTTTTAAATGAATGATTACGATGTCTATAAAGCATGGGTAGCAATGTATGCCCATTTCAACGGAAATGGATATGATTTCGTTAAGAATGAAGGTAGAATAAAATCAAAATTCAAGACCTTCATTCAACGAAACGATTCTAAGATTTTTAAAGCAGCAAAGTTCAAAGACACTAGAGAATTTGTTTCATACTTCCTAGCGTACATTTCTATCAATAGAGGATCAATTCCTCACATCACAAATATTCTAGAATTCAAAGCACAAAATAAAAAACAATACAATGGTTGGAATGGTAAGATCGGTTCTTTATCTGAAACCTTTAAAAGAGATTTGAATAAACTCATTTCATATAAGTACAAAGATATCTTTTTGGTCGGAATGAATAAGCCTATTGCACTACAACTGTATGAGTCAGGTGAAATTACAGCAGAGTCTCTGATAATGTTGAATATGTGTACAGATATCTTTAGAGTATGGGATGTCACTATAAAACCAGACTTTATCTGGAAGCAGCAACACAAATTTCTTGATGCCTATTCTAAATTTATTTCCATAAATAAGGAACAGATAGAAGAATACTTTTCTGAATTTAAATCACAAATGCTATTGAGGGAAAAACATGAAAGTACAAGAAGTTGAAATTATTTATGACGATGCTGCTGAAGTATTCACAGTCATAGATGATCAAGGTGTTGCTTCTGAGGACATTTTCTCTGTAATCGATGTTGCTGATATTCTAAACAACGTTTATGGGATTACTGTGACAGACGAAACGATTAAAAATATTACTCTCCTAAAAATAGGACAAGAGGCAAACTAATGGCAAAACTAACATTTGAACAATATCTTCTAGAAGACGCAAACGTACCTGAGAAACTTACGGCTGATATCAGCGATAAGATGTCAGTAAAAGAATCCGATCTAGACAAAGTTGTATTGGTTGGTGATTTGGTTAAGTTCACAATCAAATCGGGACCGAAGAAAGGTGTATACATTGCAGATGTTACTAAATCTGGTAACATGATCCTACCAAAAACAGTAGAAAAAATCTAACTGTTCCTGAATAAAGTCGCTTGGGTTCTTCAGGCGACCTATCAAAAGACATAGTGAAAAAAGTCAATAAAGTCAATTAAAAGTAATCTAAAAGGATTAAAAAGTTATGAGCAATTTACGTGAAAGAATGAAACAAATGACTGCCGCTATCGAAACTGCTGCAGTAGAACAAGAACACCAAAGTGGTTCTGATGGTACCTATTGGAAACTAGGTACAGATGATTCAGGTAATGGATCTGCGATTATTCGTTTCCTTCCTCAAAAAGATTTAGAATCTTTGCCCTATGCTAAAGTATTTTCGCATTGGTTTGAAGATGCTGTATCTGGAAAAACATACAACGAAGTATCGTCTTCTACATGGAACGACGCTGACCCAGTTGGAGAATTTAACAGCTGGTGTTGGAAGCAA